ATTATTATATCATTTTAAAAACAGAGGGTATAGAGGGTTTAGTATGAATAGACCAGATAAAACTTATAACAAACTATCTAAAACAGAAAGAGAATTAGGGGGTATTCCTAATTCAAGTGAAGATGTAAAACAATCTCACGCAGCAGCTATAGAATCTTTTATAGAAAAAAATGTTGGAATAGATATGATGGGAAGTTTTAGGGATAGCGATGAAATGGGGACTATGCCATTTATGAGAACATTAGATGATTGGGCAAAATTTGATATAAACAATAGAACCAAATATGATGCGTCAATTAGTTCTGGTTTAGCTATAATGGCTAATCAAAAACATCTATACACACCTACTAAAAAACAATCAAAAATAAGCATTAACTTTGCAAGATATGCTAATAAAGGAACTTTGAGTGAATTACTAAAATAAATGAAAGATATTACAATAAATATATCTGACGTTGGGTTTCCTAGTCAGTTTGTTTCTGAAGCTAAAATGGCTACAGAAGAGTATGGTTTGATGATAGGTCAAGCTATACAATACGAATGGTTTAGGAAAGATTCTAGCGGATGCAGATACTATAGTCAATGGCGAGACTTTAACCGATTACGATTATATGCTCGTGGGGAGCAATCCGTAGCCAAATATAAAAACGAATTAGCAGTTGACGGAGATTTATCATATTTAAATTTAGACTGGGCAATTGTTCCAGTTATTCCTAAATTTGTAGACTTAGTTGTTAATGGAATGTCTGATAGACTTTTTTCTGTTAATGCTTATGCACAAGATGCAATGTCTCAGTCAAAAAGAACTAAGTATCAAGATATGATAGAGGCTCAAATGGTTTCTAAAAATTTACTTACAATGGTACAAGAAGGTTTTGGAGTTAATCCATTTACTATGAGTCCAGAAGATTTACCTAATTCAAATGAGGAGTTGGCATTATATATGCAGCTTAATTACAAACCAGCTATAGAAATAGCACAAGAAGAAGGTTTAGATACTTTATTTGCAGCTAATCATTATGAAGATATTAGAAAAAGAGTTGATTATGATTTAACAGTATTAGGTTTAGGATGTACAAAACACGAGTTTGAGCCTGGAGCAGGAGTAAAAATTTCATATGTAGACCCAGCTAATTTAATTTATAGTTATACTGAAGACCCTCATTTTAAAGATTGTTTTTATTGGGGTGAAGTTAAAACAGTTGCTATTACTGAATTATTAAAAATAGACCAATCTCTTACTAAAGAAAATTTAGAAGAAATAAGTATGAGAAGTCAACAATGGATGGATTACTTTAATATTTCACAATATTATGACAATGATTTATTTTATAAAGACACTACTACATTATTATATTTTAATTATAAAACAACTAAAAAGTATGTTTACAAAAAGAAATATAATGACAATGGAGGTTCTAAAATAATAGAAAAAGACGACCAGTTTAATCCACCAGAAGATATGATGGAAGACGGTAAGTTTGAAAAAGTAGAAAAAACAATTGATGTTTGGTATAATGGTATAATGGTAATGGGAACTAATATAGTTCTAAAATGGGAGTTAGCTGAAAATATGGTTCGTCCTAAATCTGCTACTCAAGCTGCTTTACCTAATTATGTAGCTACAGCACCTAGAATGTATAAAGGAGTTATAGAGTCTTTAACGAGAAGAATGATTCCTTTTGCTGATTTAATTCAATTAACTCATTTAAAATTACAACAAGTAATTGCAAGAGTAGTTCCTGACGGTGTTTATATTGATGCAGATGGATTAAATGAAGTAGATTTAGGTACTGGAAACGCATACAATCCAGAGGATGCTTTGCGTTTGTATTTTCAAACAGGTAGTGTTGTAGGTAGAAGTTATACTCAAGATGGAGATTTTAATCAAGGAAAAGTTCCTATTACACAATTAACAGCTAATTCTGGAGCAGGTAAAACACAAATGCTAATAACTAATTTAAATAATTATTTAAATATGTTAAGGCAAGTAACAGGATTAAGTGAAGCAAAAGATGGTAACAAACCAGATGCTAATGCTTTAGTAGGTATTCAGAAAATGGCTGCTTTAAATTCTAATACTGCTACTAGACATATTTTAGATGGTTCTCTTTATATATATAGAACTTTAGCAGAAGGTTTAACTTTAAGAATAGGAGATATATTAGAGTATGCAGATTTTAAAGAAGAATTTGCTAATCAAATTGGAAAATATAATGTTTCTATTTTAAAAGAAATGAATGAGTTATATATATATGACTTTGGAATATTTATTGAAGTAAGTCCTGATATAGAAGAAAAAGCACAATTAGAATCTAATATATCTTTAGCATTATCTAAAGGAGATATTAATTTAGAAGACGCTATAGATATTCGAGAGATACATAATTTAAAATTAGCTAATCAACTTCTGAAAATGAAGAGGATGAAAAAAGAAGAACAAGACCGTGAGTTTGAAATGAAGAAACAACAACAACAAGGTCAGATTCAAATGCAGTCTCAACAAATGGCTGCACAAACTGCAATGCAAAAGATTCAAGCTGAATCTCAAGCTAAAATGCAACTAGAACAAGCTAAAGTTTCTTTTGAAATAGAAAGATTAAAAGCTGAAGCTGAATTAAAAGCTTCTTTAATGGATAAAGAATTTCAATTCAATCAACAATTAAGAGANATAAGTGAAAGAGGTTTACANCAAAGAGAGTCTCAAAGAGAATCAGCTAAATCTGATAGAATTAGCCAGGCTAACAATGAGCAATCTAGATTAATAAATCAACGAAGAAATAATTTACCTCCTCAAAGATTTGAATCTAATGAAGATAGTTTAGATGGGTTTGACTTGTCTGAATTTGAACCTAGATAGACCTAGAATAAACAATAATTAAATTACTAACTTTGTAAAAATTAAATTAAATCAAATGACATTAAAAGTAAGAGAAGTTACAAAAGAACAAAAATCCGTGCAAGAAGTAGAAAGTGAATTACTACAAAAGCACGATGAAAAATTAAATGAAGAATTAGAAAGTTCTTCAGAAAAAGTAAATGTTTCAGAACCAAATCCAGTAGAACAAAAAACTATTGAAGAAGAGGTTAAGACAGATTCTGAATTAAAAGAAGAAGATGTACTGAAATATATAGGAAAAAGATATGGCAAAGAAATTAATTCAATTGATGATTTAGTTACTGAGCGAGAAGTCAAGGAAGACCTTCCAGATGATGTCGCTGCCTATTTAAAATATAAAAAGGATACAGGTCGAGGAGTTGAGGATTATGTAAAATTAAACCAAGACTTTGAAGAAATGAATCCTGATGTTTTGTTAGCTGAATATTTTTTAGCAACTGATGAAGCTATAGACCCAGAAGATGTAGAATCCTTAATGGAAGACTATATTTATGATGAGGATATAGATGATGATTCAGCTATAAAAAAGAAAAAGTTAGCAAAGAAAAGAATTGTTAAAAAGGCTACTAAGTATTTTAACGACCAGAAAGAAACATATAAGCAACCTCTTGAGTCAAGAGTAAGTGGTGTTTCTGAGGATGATAAAAAACAATTAGCTGAATATAAACAATATGTTAATGATGCAGCAACTACTAGTGAGTTGAATGAACGTAAGAGAGATTGGTTTACCAAGAAATCTGACGAAGTATTTTCTAGCGAATTCAAAGGTTTTGAATTTAATTTAGGTGAGAATAATATAACGTATAAACCTGCAGATGTAGATTCATTAAAGAAGTCACAATCTAATATTATGAACTTTGTTGATAAATATTTAGATGATGACGGAATGATGAAAAATGTAGGAGAGTATCATAAAGCGTTATCATTAGCGATGAATCCTGACAAATTTGCTCAGTTCTTTTATGAACAAGGCAAATCAGAAGCAATTGAAGGTGATGCACGTAAAACCAAAAATATAAATATGGGATTACGTAATGCACCAGAAATAACTTCTACTAAAGGAGGAATGAAAATTAGAACTGTTAATTCAGACTCTGGAAGGAGTTTAAGAATTAAAAGTTCAAAACAAAAATAAATTAAAAAACCAGATTGGTCGTTGACGACTAATCACAAAAAAATTAGAAATTATGCCAGGAGCAATAGAAAACGCTGGTTTGCTAAATTTTCAGTTACAGCCAAGTGCACAACAGATTACTACGCAAACTAACTATATTACTAACTTCGATTTCTTGAGTACTTATCTTCCAGATACTTACGAAAAGGAATTTGAACGTTACGGAAACAGAACAGTATCATCATTCTTAAGAATGGTAGGTGCTGAAATGCCATCAAATTCAGATATGATAAAATGGGCAGAACAAGGAAGATTACACACTAAGTATACAGCAATAACTGCTGGTTCATATTTAGGAACTGAACTTGTTCAAACTTTTACAGTTCCAATTAGTTTACCAAATGGACCTGACCCAGCTACACAGCCACTAACAGGAGGTGCAGGAGGTATTGCAATCAGAATTGGTCAAACAGTTATGATTTCAGACGAAACTGCAGGTTCAGTTTTAAGTAACAAAGCGGTTGTAACGGGTGTTGATTATGCTAACAGAACTTTTACAGTAGCTTTTTATGAAGCAACTCAAGCAGCTTATGCAGCAGCTTCAACGTTTACAGTATTTGTTTACGGTTCTGAATTCAGAAAAGGAACACCTACAATGGCGGAAACATTAATCTCTGATGACTCTATATTTGACAATTCACCAATTATCCTAAAAGACACTTACAGTATTGCAGGTTCTGATATGGCACAAATTGGATGGATTCAAGTAACTGGAGAAAACGGAGTAGATGGGTACCTATGGTATTTAAAGTCTGAGCACGACACTAGATTACGTTTTGATGACTATTTGGAAACAGCAATGGTTGAAGCAGTACCAGCAGTAGCAGGTTCTGGTGCAGCAGCAGCAGCTACTCCAGTAGGAAACAAAGGAACTGAAGGTATCTTCCACGTGGTTGGTACAAGAGGTAACGTTTGGTCTGGAGGTAATCCAACTGTATTAAGTGATTTTGATTCTATTATTGAAAGATTAGATAAGCAAGGTTCTATTGAGGAAAATGTTATTTTCTTAAACAGAAACTTTGGTTTTGATATTGACGATATGTTAGCGACTCAAAATTCTTACGGAAGCAATGGAACATCATACGGTCTATTTGACAATGATGAAGAAATGGCTTTAAATTTAGGTTTCAGAGGATTTAGAAGAGGTTATGACTTCTATAAGTCTGATTGGAAATACTTAAATGACCCAACAATGAGAGGTGGTTTAGTAGGAGGACAAGTTAATGGACTTATGGTTCCAGCAGGTTCTACTACAGTATATGACCAAGTTTTAGGTAAAAATGCTAAGAGACCATTCTTGCACGTTAGATACAGAGCTTCAGAAACTGAAGACAGAAGATATAAAACGTGGATTACTGGGGGAGCAGGAGGAGCTACTACAATTGGCGATGACGTGATGAACGTTAACTTCCTATCTGAAAGATGTGTTTGTACTTTAGGTGCTAACAACTTCTTCTTATTTAAACAATAAAAAGTAGTATTTAAATGGGGAGGAAATAAAACTCCTCCCCTTTTTTTTTAATCAAATTAAATCTTATATAATGAAAAAAACAAAAGCAACAACTAATCAAACCTACGTATTAATGAATGGAGCTTCTCCATTAGCATTTATGTTGGCTTCCCATCACAATAAAAGAAATTCTTTACTACATTGGGATGAAGAAACACAAACAAATAGAGAGTTGTGTTATGCAAAAAATCAAAAATCAGTATTTGTAGACGAACAAGATGGTAACAAATTAATGGAACCTATTGTGTTTACAGATGGAATGTTAAATGTTCCAAAAACTAATCCAGTTTTGCAAAAGTTTTTACAAATACATCCAGGTTATAATACTGTGTATCGTATGGTAAATACAGAACAAGATGCAAGACAAGATGTTGAAATATTAAATTCTCAAGTAGACGCACTAGTTGAAGCAAGAAGTTTAAGTATAGACCAGTTAGAACAAGTTTCTAAAGTTTTATTTGGAATAGATGTTTCAAAAGTATCAACTGCAGAATTAAAAAGAGATGTTTTAGTATATGCTAAACAAGACCCAGCAGGATTTTTATCTTTATTAAACGACCCAATGTTAAAATTACAAGCTAAAGTTCAGTCATTTTTTGATGCTGGATATATAGTTAAAATGGGAAGAGATGTACATTTTAATACCAAGTCAAATAAAAAAAGAATGCTTACGATACCATTTGGTGAAGAGACAAATTATATTGTTTCATCATATTTAAAATCAGATGATGGAATAGAGTCTTTAAAGCTATTAGACAATTTACTTAAGAAGTAATTTACAAAGAGACCATTTAAAAGTGGTCTCTTTTTTTTTAGTATCTTTGTACTTTAATAACAAGAAAAAACATAAGATATGTCAAAATATATATCAATCAAAGAATCATTAGTTGTAGATAGTGGAACCGCAGAGATAGTTGTAGGAACTACAGCTTCAGCACCAATATCAACAGGAACAAATTCATCAGATGGACAAGTTAATCTTATTTCTACAGGAGCTCAAGGTACTGGATACACTACTCAAACAGGAGTAGCAACAACAGGAGGTGGTAATAATGACTGTACAGTAGATATTATAGCAGGTGCAGGACCAGTAACAGGAATAACTGTTAATAATCGTGGAACTGGATATGCTGCTTCTACTACTTTAACTATTTCTGGTGGTGGAGCAAATGCTACATTTACAGTTGATTCAGTAGGTAATTTAGGAAGCAATGGAAAGATAGTAAAAGCAACTGGCATTGGTATTGGAATAGTAGGAGGTGAGGTTGTTTATAATGTTAGTGCTGCTACTCAAGGTGTTGTAGATTTGAGAATTAGTGACAATGAAATTACTTGTGTAACTGAATTATTTCCTTTAGGAGGAGAGACGGCTGCTGTAAGAAAGTTAAATCAATTAAATGCTGTTTCAACATTTACAACTCGTAAAGTTAGAGTTGGAGATATAGTTAAAAACACTTCTGCTAGTACACAAACTACTGTAGCTGCTTTAATTAACGANACATCATTAACATTAACGTCTGATATTTTTAACAGTCCAACTTTGTTTGATGATAACTTTACTATTGAAACACCAGCTAATGAGGTGTATGATAATGGACAAAATTTTGTTACAACAGTTTCTGTTGGAGATGAAGTTTTTGACACAACCGATGACACAAGTGGAATTGTAGGTGCAGTTTTAGATAACTTTAGATTAAGATTAGGAACTAATTTATTAGCAATAGGAGATAATTTTACAGTATATTCTCAATCAGGTGGATTNCCAAGATTTATTCCAGTAGATGGAATAATGTTTGTTAATCCAGCANNTGCTTTANCTACTGATATATTTATGAGTGGAAACACTAAGATAACTCTTACACACGATACAGTTCCTGTATTACAAAGCGGAATTGTTAAATCAATTCAAAACGCACAGTTAAGAGCTATAACGGCTGCAGGTGGTGCAGAACCAGTTGTATTGCCTCCAAGGATTTATGTTACTTCAATAGCGGCAGTAGCAGTTTAATAAATTAAACTTTACTAACTAAAGAAGAACACCTTAAAAAGTGTTCTTTTTTTGTTTTATCTTTGCAACAAGGAATATTCCTTAATAACTAAAAAATTTTTTGATATGAAATATATATCTTTTTTAATTGGTGGTAAATACCAATACGTACTATTAAGCAGTATTGCTACTGTTATTCAAACTGCTACTACTAACGTTAACCTTTTTATGGTTAACGGAACTCATAAGTATGTATTAACAGGAACTAATTTAGGTACTGGAGTTGAATCAGCTCAAGCTATACAAGCAGCAATGTTTAAGGCAGCTTCAACAGGATGGACTAATGCTGATATGCAGGTTACTTTACCAGGTGGTTCAGCAATTACAAGTGTTGCCGTTGCAACAATCTAGTAAATAATTTTTTTTAACAACTAAGAAGAGGTTTAATTATTTAAGCCTCTTTTTTTTTGTTTATCTTTGTACAAATGTTTACAAATGATTAACTCAGTAAGAAATACAGTCTTAGCAATTTTAAATAAAAATAACTATGGATATATATCTCCTAATGATTTTAATTTATATGCTAAACAAGCTCAATTAGATTTATTCGAAGATTTATTCTACGAATATAATTATCAAATAATTAAAGAAAACGCTAGACAGTCTGGAACTGGATATGCAAATATATCTAAAGGTATTGTAGAGGTAATAGATTTATTTTCTACTACAGCAGTATTAGCTAATATAGCTAACAACACTTATACTTTACCAGCAGATTTTTATTTAATAAATAAAATATTATGTTTTGATGCAGCAGGTACAACATACACTGGAGAGGCAGAAAGAGTAAGTCATAATAAAATAACTTTATTAAACACTTCCAATCTAACTGCACCAACAATAATATACCCTGCTTACACAACGGAAGGTTCTGTATTAACCGTATTTCCTTCTACTATTAATGCTGCAAATCAATTACAAGCACAATACATAAGGTATCCTTTACCTCCTGTATGGACATATAATACATTACTTGCAGGTGGTGCACCTGTATTTAATCCAACATCTTCTTCTTATCAAGATTTTGAATTGTCAGCAGATTACGAGCCAGATTTAGTAACAAAAATATTAGGATATGCAGGTGTTTCAATTAGAGAACAAGCTGTTGTGCAATTTGCAAATACACAAGACCAACTAGAAAATAATTCAGAACAATAATGGCATACTTAAACGACTATCAATATTACGAAAATGACGGTAATGCACCAGCAGATGCTAATTGGGGTTCTTATCAATTTGTATCACTTGCAGAAATAGTAAATAACTTTTTATTAATGTATGATGGAAATCATTCTTTAGTAAATAATGAAGAAAGATATAAAATACTATTTCACGCTAAACGTGCTATTCAAGAATTAAACTATGATGCTTTTAAAGAAATCAAAGCTTTAGAGCTAAATGTAGGAACTGAATTAAGATTTATTTTACCGCAAGATTATGTGAACTGGGTAAGAATATCATTATTTAAAGATGGTATACTTAGACCTTTAACTGAAAACATTCAAATTAATACTGCATCAGCTTATTTACAAGACCAAAGTTCAAACATATTATTTGACCAACAAGGAAATATTTTAAGACCAGAATTTTCAGAATTAGATTTTGATAGAATAAGAGGAACAGCTAGAACAATGTATATGAACCAGGGAGCTATGTTTGATGGACTTATGGGTTATAATTTTAATGGAGGTTGGTATTTTGATTTTTCAATTGGAAGAGGTATGTATGGTTTAAATACAGAAACGGCTAATGCTAATCCAACATTTAATATTGATAAAAAAAGTGGAGTAATTACTTTTAGTTCAAATATGAAAGACCAATTATGTATATTAGAATATGTATCTGATGGTATGGAGGGTGGTATCGATACAGAAGTTACAGTAAATAAATTATTTGAAGACTATGTATATGCTTTTATACAATACGCTATTTTAAATAGTAAGCTAGGAGTTCAAGAATATATTGTAGCAAGAGCTAAAAAAAATAAAAGTGCTTTATTAAGAAACGCTAAAATTAGAATGAGTAATATTCATCCTGGAAGATTATTAATGAATATGAGAGGAAAAGATAAGTGGATAAAATAATATGGCTAAAACTTTAAGAAACTTTATACAAGGACGAATGAATAAAAGCGTTGATGAACGATTAGTTCCTCAAGGCGAATACATTGATGGTCAAAATGTTAGACTAGGTTCCACAGAAAATTCAGAAATAGGTTCAGTAGAAAACGCTAAAGGAAACGAACTTTTAGTAACACCATTGTATACTGATGGTAATACTTATGGTTTTAAAACTTTAGGTGCATATGCTGATAGTGCTAATGAAACTTTATATTGGTTTATACACGCTGACGCTACAGGTGTTGGTCTCACCAATAAAATAGATATGATTCTTTCTTATAACGTTTTAAGTAAAGTTATTACTTATCACGTAATTAGTGCAGATGATGGGGGAGGGGTAAATACTACGTTAAATTTTAATGACACTTATTTAATAAATGGAATTAATAAAATTGACAATCTTTTATTTTTTACAGATAACTTAAATCCTCCACGATTTATAGATTTAAATAAAGATTACTCAGACCCAATTGCTAATATAGACCAGTTTACTGCTGAAGAAATATTAGTTATTAAAAAACCACCACTAGAAGCTCCGTCTTTACAATTAATAACCATTGCTAAAGACGATACATATTTAGAAGAAAGATTTATATGTTTTGCTTACAGATATAAATATTCTAACAATGAATATTCAGCAACATCACAATTTACTAATCCATCGTTTTCTCCTAAAAATTTTAATTTATCATTAGAAAGTGGGGTTAATGAAGGAATGGTTAATGAGTATAATGCAGTAGAAGTAACTTATAATACAGGTAGTAGTTTAGTAACAGAAATTCAAATTCTTTTTAAAGAAGCTGATAATCCTACGGTAAAAGTAATTGAGTCTTTTAATAAGTCAGATTTAGGATTAGGAAATAATAATAACGAAACTATACTGTTTGATAATAGTAAAATATTTACTATTCTGGCTGATTCAGAAATATTAAGATTATATGATAATGTTCCTTTATTATCTAAAGCTCAAACTACAATGGGTAATAGGTTAATGTATGGAAATTATTATGAAGGATATGATTTAAAAGATTCAACTGGCAGAGATATTATTTTTAATTATGAAACATCTTTAGTTTCAATAGATATTAATGAGTATGACTTATCAACAATACTAGCAGACTCCACTATATCAATGGATTGCACATCTGGTTCTTTAGTCAATGTTACAGTTCCTAATGGACAAATGGGGTTTTACCTAACAGTTGATGGTTCATCTGCAGGAACTCCTTTAAGTTTAAAATCAGGAGGTCAAGTGACAATGGATATTCAATTTATTCATAATTCTTATGGCGGAAATATTAGTGGTGCGTTTACACCCCCTACAAGTACTACTCCAGCTACAGATTTAACTATAGATTTTAATTTAGCAAGAGATTACACAAGTGCATTTGATTTAGCAACAAGTAGTGAGTTTGTTCAATATATAGGCTCTCCTACTAATATAAAAACAATTGCAAATTGTTTAACTGGAATATCAAGAAGTGATGCGTTTAATTGTTCTGTACCATCATCACAATCAGGTGCAAGTGGAGGTACTTTATCAAAATGTTGGAGCGGAACAAAAGATGAGTTTTGTACTGGAAATACTGCCGTTTTTGATACGTCATTTGCAGTTTTAGGAATAAGAACTGACCCAGCTAATGCTAATTTTATTGGATTAACATTAATGGCAGTAGCATATACAGATACTTGTCCAGTCAATGGTGCTGCTGCAGCTACACAAGTTGTTTTTGAATATTATCAAATTAATTTAGCTTCAGCAACTTATAAAGATATTGGTAGTCCATTAAGTTTACATAGTAATAGAAACTATGAAACTGCTATAGTTTATATGGATGAATTTAATAGAAGTTCAACTCCTATAGTAAGTCCTCAAAATACTATTGCAGTTGCTTGTGGTGAATCAGGAAATCAAAATAAAATAAAAGCAACTATTCCTATTTCAATGAAACCACCTTCTTGGGCAACTAGATATAAATTTGTTGTTCAGCCAGATAGAGATACTTACAATACAATATTTGTAAATTTATTTTTTAATGACCCTAACTCAACAAGAGTGTGGTGTTTATTAGAAGGAGAAAATGCTCAGAAGGTTGAAAAAGGTGATAGATTAATTGTAAAACGTGATTCATTTGGAATAAGTAATAATTGTGTATATACAACTGTTTTAGAGAAAGAAGTTCAGATAGCAGATTTTATTACTATCCCTGATGTTAAGTTACCAGCAGGAGCTTATATGGCTGTTTCTCCATTAAACTGGGCAGTAAATTCAGATACTAGCACAATTTTTAATCCTGGAACAAGCGGATTGTTAAGCAATTGTAATAGTGAAGAAAACCCTAGTAAAGGAGGTACTCAAACTGGTACGACAAGTGATGTGCCTAGAGGTCACTATCTTTTGTCAGATGTTGATGATGCAGGTATTTATACTGATGTTACAATACCTGCTGGTAGTATTATAAATTGGTATATGAAGTTTCAAAGAAAAGGACCTGGAGACGGAAATAATAGTTGTGAAAGGGTTATATACACTTTAGATTTGCAAGGTTTAGTGTCAAGACAAAATTATGCTAATACGTATGATTGGTTTATAGGTGATGGAATTGAATCTTTATTAAACACAGGTTCTTGGGATGTAGGTGATTCTGGTGCAAATGGAACTCTTACTTTTACAACAGCACTAACTACATCTGGTAATACCATATGTCAAACAGCACAAAATACTAGGTCAACTTTCGGTACTCAAACACCTAAAGATTTTCATATGGGGTTTGGAAAAAACAGTACCTCACAAGAAAATGCACTAATGTGTGTAGTTGAAGGAGGAAGAAATTGTGGTAGAAATGAAAGAAGAAGGTCATCTGTATCAATGAGTGTACAAATAATTAAAAGCGAATCTTCTTTAGTATTTGAGTCAGAACCTTTAGATTCTTCACCAGGAGTTTTTTATGAAGGTCAAGATAACTATCCAATAACAGGAGGGTTTCATATGAGTGGAGCTGCATCTACAGACCAAAATCAAACTGCTACACAAGACGCTATAATTAATTTAAATTTTGGTAATTGTTTTACTTTTGGTAATGGAGTAGAAAGTTATAAAATTAGAGATTCTATTGTTGGTAAAAGTATGAATTTAGGTAATAGAGTTTATGGAGCTACAGAACAAATTTACAAAAGAACTCATAGAACTGCAGACATAACATATAGTGGTATATATAATGATGAATCTAACATTAATAAATTAAATGAATTTAATTTAGGTCTTGTTAACTTTAAACAACTTGAAGAATCATTTGGTCCTATAGAGGTTTTATCTGGAAGAAGAAATGATATATTATGTTTGCAAGAGGATAAAATATCTTATGTGTTAAGTGGTAAGAATTTATTATCAGATGCGGCAGGAGGAAGTGCATTAACATCTGTTCCAGAAGTTTTAGGAACGCAAATTACAAGAGTAGAAGATTATGGTATAAGTAATAATCCAGAAAGCTATAGTGAATGGGGAGCAGATAAATTTTTTACAGACGTAAAAAGAGGAGCTATTATTCAGTTAAAAGGAAGTGCTGCTCAAAATGAACAAATGTCCATTATTTCAGAATTTGGAATGAGAGGATATTTTAGAGATTTATTTATTGAATCTTCTTTAACTCAAAAAATAGGAGGATTTGACCCTTATATGAATGAATATGTTTTAAGTGTAAATGGAACTTTATTACCACAAGAAGAAGTTTGTTATGCCTGTGGTACTTCAATAGAATTTGTTGTAGAAGCAGGAACTCGTCAAACGTTTTGTTATAATTTAAATAATGAATCTGGTAATGCTCGATTTAATTATACTGAAGGTTTAAATTCTGGTAGTACTACAACATTTGTAGCTAATTGGATTGATAGTGGAGGAAATGCTCGTTCAGTATCTAGTGGTGCGGTAAGCACAACTGGATTTATAACAGTTATTAGAGATGTACCTTCAATAAATAAAGTAACTATAGATGTTACACAAACTGCAGGAAATGCTAGTTGGGTTATTAATCAAGCTTGTCCTATTTCTAATCCATTAACTTTAGTGCAAGTATGTATTACTAATCCAGATGAAAATTTAGATTCTAACTTTAATGAGTTTTATTGGAATACATTTGGCGACCCTCAACCAGTCGCACCTTTTTATACAAACCCAACTTTTTCTTCACCAACAACTTCAACGTTTGTTGATTTTGCTGAAGGAAATGGAAATGTAGTTTCTCAATATAATT